GAAACGCCGCAAATCCTAGATTTTACGCAATTGTTGGCCGTGATATAGTGGTCACTCCGACACCGGCATCTGGATCTTTGGATTTAGATTATTATCAAAGATTGCCAGTTTTGTCCGATAGCAACACAACAAACTGGTTGTTGACAGATAGCCCGCATATTTATCTTTACACCAGCTTGCTTCATGCAACGCCATTCTTAATGGATGATGCCCGCTACGCAGTATTTAATAACACTGTAAGCCAACAGGTGATGGCGGCAGTGAGATCGCAGCAAACGCTTGCCTTAGATGATATGAAGATGGCAGGGTTTTCTTTATCAGCGCCCACTGATGTTGCGGCAGCGCAGCAATCGGCTTTGGCATCTGTCGCGGGGTAAGGCTTTTAAATGGCAATTACATCTTATGCCACGTTGCAAGATGCGATCTTAGCTTATGCAAACAAGCAAGATATAGCGCAGTCATTAGATACATTCATTGCCTTGGCAGAAGCAGATATGCAGCGCAAAGTGCGCCACTGGCGTATGGAGCGGCGCAGCACTGCATTGCTTGATACTCAATATACAGCTTTGCCTAGCGATTTCTTAGAGCCAATCAGAACCATGTTGACGGGCGCAGATCCGCTTCATTTAGAAGTGATTGGGATTGGTGAGTTGGCAGAGCGGCGTGAGGCTGCAAAAGATGCGAGCGCAAAACCAAAGTATTATGCTATCGTAGATGGTACGATAGAAGTTTTCCCGAAACCTGATGCAGATTATACTTTTGAGATGGTTTATTATTCAGATATTCCCGCTCTAAGTGACAGCAATACATCAAATTGGGTTCTGGAAAAGCATCAAGACGCATACCTGTTCGGAGCATTGATGCAGACAGCGCCATTTTTGGGTGACGATGGAAGGTTGGCCGTTTGGACTTCATTGTATCAAAGCGCAATAGATGGTATAAATGCTGAGAGCGAAAAGGCAAAGACTGCTGGCGCGGGTCGGCGTATTCAAATTAGGAGTTACTAAACATGGCAAGCTTTACAAAGGTCAATGACTTTGTTGTAAATTTGGCAAACGCTATGGATCTTGACAGCGATACTTTAAGAGTAGCTCTGTCAAACACCGATCCGACATCGGGCACAAATGTTGCCGCTGATGGCAATGGCGTTTTGGCAAATATTACTGAGATTTCATATACAAATCTTTCATCTCGCACATTGGCAAATGTCACCAGTACACAAGCATCTGGTACATATAAATTGAGCGCAGATGATCTGACGTTGACTGCCAGCGGCGGCACTGTAGCGGCATTCAGGTACATCGTTGTGTATAATGACACGCCAACATCACCGGCAGATCCAGTGATCGGTTATTATGATTATGGAGCAAGTTTGGTGCTTAACGATGGTGACACATTCACTGTTGATATCGGCACAAACGGCATTCTGACACTTACATAAAAGGTAAATCATCATGGCTAAATTGTTTAACAGAGCCAAGATGACAACCGCCACTACTGGAAGCGGAACTGTCACTTTAGGTTCCGCGTCCAATGGTTTTCAGACATTCGCAGCGGCGGGTGTTTCAAATGGTGATGTTGTCCAATACGTTATTGAGGAAGGTGCGAATTTTGAGATTGGCACAGGCACATATAGCAGTACCGGCACATCACTAACCAGATCCCCGACAGAGAGCAGCAATAGCGATAATGCGATCACACTGGCCGGTCAGGCAACCGTTTCTATTACGGCTGTTGCGGATGATTTAAACAGGCTTCAGCACGGTGGATCTGACAAGGTTACGGTTTCGTCTACCGGCGCAAGTGTTGCCGGCAATTTGGCTGTTTCTGGAACGGTAGACGGGCGCGATGTTGCCAGTGATGGCAGCAAGCTAGACGGCATTGAAAGCGGTGCAACTGGCGATCAAACTAATGCTGAGATCAGAGCGGCGGTAGAAGCGGCATCTGACAGTAATGTTTTCACTGATGCAGACCACACAAAGCTTAATGGGATAGAGGCCAACGCCAAAAACGATCAGACGATCACGGCGGGCGGTGGGCTAACTGGCGGCGGCACTGGTGACGTTACGATTAGCCATTCTGATACGTCCTCACAGGCGTCAGTAAACGGCTCTGGGCGCACTTACATTCAAGATATAACTCTGGACACCTACGGGCATGTTACGGGGCTGGCAACGGCCACAGAAACAGTGGTCAACACTGATACCAACACGATCCCAAACAATGCCACAATCACTCTAAGCGCGGGGGGTGCGCTGACTGGTGGCGGTAATTTCACAACCGATCAATCGTCAAATGAAACGATCACCTTTAATCACTCAGATACGTCTAGCCAAGGTTCTGTAAACAATTCGGGCCGCACCTATATCCAAGATATTACGTTAGATGGGTACGGTCATATCACTGGAATAAATAGCGCCACAGAAACCGTTACGAATACCAACACGAACCAGCTTACAACATTTCAAGTTGAGGACGGTGACGGCACTGAGGTTACGATCAGCCACGGCAAAGAATGGAAGTTCACAGAAGCTGGCGGGATCAATATTAACTGGACTGATACCAGCACAGGCTCAGATGGTGATCCTTTTGATCTGTCTTTTAATGTCTCAACATCTATTACAGCGGGCAGCGGTTTAACGGGTGGTGGGGCGCTTAGCTCAAACCGCACAATTTCTCACGCGGATACATCTAGCCAATCCTCTGTAAACAACTCTGGCAGGACGTATATTCAAGACATCACGCTAGATACCTATGGTCATATCACGGGCATCACCAGCGCCACAGAAACGGTTACAAACACCAACACAAATCAATTAACAACTTTTGTCGTTGAAGATGGTGATGGTACAGAAGTCACAATTTCTCAGGGCAAAGAGTGGAAGTTTGTTGAAGGTGGTGGCATTGACATCAACTGGACAGACACATCAACAGGCTCTGATGGCGATCCATTTGATCTAACTATTAAGCACGTTGATACATCTTCCCAAGGCTCTGTAAACAACAGCGGCAACACGGTAATCCAAGATGTCACTCTTGATACCTACGGCCATGTCACAGGCTTAACATCTAAGTCTCTGTCTATTCCCTCTGCCGCTAATAATGCGACTATAACACTGAGCGCGGGTACGGGGTTAAGCGGCGGCGGTAATTTTACGACAAACCAAAGTTCCGCTGAAACCATCACATTTAACCTTGAAGCGCCTTACACCTACATAGACACCGCCACAGGCAATTACGGCACAGTTAAAGTAGATGATGATCGGGGTGTTACTTGGGCTGGTTACGCCATTCGTGACGATTGGGTGTTTATGTCAAATGGCGCAAATGAAGCGGGCATTTACAATGACACCGATAACGAGTGGGCGATAACGTGTTCTAGAAACTCTCATACTATACTGTACCATAACGGCTCAGAAAGTTTGCGTACCATTGGTATAACTGGGATACGAGTTGGCGCACCCTCATCAAATAGCTCAGATATTTACATGTCTGATAGCAATGAGGGTGAACGCCGCATTCACTGCAATAGTAATCGTATTGGTTTTTTAAATAGTAGCAACGGTTGGGGTGCATATTGCGAGGATGCAGGGCATTGGGTTGTTGCTGGTAATATAACTGCTTCTGGCAATGTTAATTCCCAATCTGATGTTCGCGTTAAGGAAAACATAGAACCTATTTTAGACGCCATGCAAAAAGTGCAATCAATAAATGGCGTAACCTTCAATAGAAATGATCTTGATGACACTGAAACTCGTTATGTGGGTGTTATTGCTCAAGACGTTGAAGCTGTCTTGCCAGAGGCCGTTAGTGAAAACGGTGAGGGTATCAAGCAAGTAGCTTACGGCAACATGGTCGGCCTGTTGATTGAGGCGATCAAAGAACAGCAAACTCAGATTGACGATCTGAAAGCTGAAATCCAATCCATGAAAAGCTAATAGTGAAAGGACACGAAGATGGCTTTACAGATAAACGGCACAACGGTCGTAAATAACTCAAGGCAATTGCAGAACATTGCTAGCGCAGACAGTACCACTCAAAACACGATTAATAGTTTTGTGTCAGGGGGTGACGCAGTAATTCCAGATGATGCGTTCACAACTATTCTTGATGTTTCATCCGCAAACCTTTCAGCAGGGACGTACTTTCTTGTTTATACCTCTTACATTTCTTCTACTAGAAGATTTAATTTTCCAACTACTAATATGACAGGGGGTCTTATCTATCACGCAAATCCTAGAGATTGGTACGTTTACGATGGTTCTAATTGGAGAATTCTTGAAAGCGCTTCTTCATCTAACACGTTTATTACCACATCTATTGCTGGTGTAAGGGAGCAGGTTTGGGGCTGGATTAAATGCAGTGGCACTACAAGTGTAAGTTTGACGGGCGGCGGTAGCCAAAAACTTGGTTACAACAAATTAGACTAGGAGTTTGTTATGTATGTGATTTACAATGAAGGAACGGGTAGGCCGTTTATGATAACCCCAAATGTCGCTGATAGAGATTTAAATCTTGGAAGTGGCGTTGCTTGGCTAGAGACAAACGAAGATAATTTATTTTTTAAAAAAGTTGTAGATGGCGTTCTTGTTGATGACATTGACGTTATAGCCAGAGAGAAAGGTAACGAGGCACGTAATCTTCGTGAGACATTGCTTAAAGAAACAGATTGGTGGGCAATGTCTGACCGCACAATGACATCGGAGCAAGCGGCTTATCGTCAGGCTTTGCGCGATATAACCACCCATGCGAATTGGCCGAATTTGGCTGATAGCGATTGGCCGACTAAGCCAGAGTAAATGCTAGGTTTTACCCCACTAGCCGCAGGGCCAATAGCAAGCAGCGGAACTCAGGATTATATCTTTGAGGTAAATACTGGCACGTTTGCGGTTAGTGGGCACGGCGCAGCAAAACTCATCACTGAGTTTGTGCCTGATGGTCAGTACGTTTTAAACGGCAGGGCGGCTGAGTTTAGCAAAACGATGAATGTGGATCTGGCGGCGGGTTCTTTCGCTGTCTCAGGTCAAACTGTTATCTTTGAGCTTGGCTTTGGTCTGATTGCTGAAACCGTTTCGTTTAGTCTTACCGGCCAAGATGTAACGCTTCAAAAGGCATTAAGGGAAACCGCAGAGAGCGGGTCGTTTAATCTTACTGGTCAAGATGCAGATGTTAATGCGCAGCTTAATATTACAGCGGCCTCTGGTTCATTTGCTTTAACCGGCCATGAAATTACTGAAAAAATCAGTGAAGTATTTGACGCTGGAAGCTTTGTTGTGTCGGGGCAAGATGCGGCGGTTAATGCGCAGTTTAATATCTCTCTGGCATCTGGATCTTTTGCGACTACCGGCCAGAATATTACTGAGGATATATCTGAGGCTGTAGAGGCTGGCAGCTTCGCTGTAACAGGCCATGCAGCGCCCATGTCGTTCAATCTTAGCGTGGACGTATTGTCTGGATCTTTCGCGTCCACAGGGCAAGCTGTGACGCTGCAAAAGGCGCTTAGGTTTGATGCTTCCCATGCATTATTTTTTGTTACCGGCCAATCTATAACTGAAGATATAACAGAATTTACACCGGCTGGTGTGTTTGCATATTCTGGGCAAGATGCGTCATTTAGCATTGCAATGAATGCCCAGCTTGATGCTGGCGTTTTTGCGACAACTGGTAATGTCATCCCATTCAAAAAAGCGATGAATGTTGACCTTGCGAGCGGGTCGTTTGCGCATATCGGCCACCCTGCTTTATTGAGGGTCGGCAACAGAATGCCAGCCGATAGCGGCGCGTTTTCGCTGTCTGTGTTTAATGTCACGATAACCAAAGCGATGAATGCGGATATTGTTAGCGGATCCTTCTTGTATTCTGGTTTTGATGTTAAAATAAGGGGCTGGTTAGAACCCTTCCAAGAAACAGAACTATGGACAGAGCAAGCAGTCTCTAGTGAAACATGGACTGAGGCCGCGTAGCGTGGTACATTGCGCACAACAAAGGATGTAAAATATGGCTGTAAATACCACAAATTATAAATTTAATAAGCCAGTAGTGGGCGCAGATAGCGATAGCTGGGGCGGTGAGTTAAATGAAAATTGGGATAAAATAGATAGCCTTTTATACGGGGCTTCTTACACTGATGGAGACAGCCAAACCGTAGAGCGTATTCAACCTGATCTATTGCAGGGAAGCTGGGCTGTAAACGGCACAGCAATTACGGCTACGGCTGCTGAACTAAACAATATTCCTGCTGCGATTACTGGTGCTGCCAGCACAGTTTTAAGCAGCAATTTATCTTCTGGAAAGGTTTTAATATCTGATGAAAATGGGAAAATTTCAGCTTCATCTGGGGTTAGTAGCACAGAGCTAGATAAATTAGATGGATTAACCGCTTCAACTGCTCAATTAAATCACGTTGATGGCGTTACAAGTGCAATACAAACGCAGCTTGATGCAAAAGCCCCTTTGTTAAATCCTGTTTTTTCTGGAACGGCTACTATTCCAGCAATAAATGTAACAACAACGCAAGTTACAACAGCAAATATTACTTTAGCAAATATTACAACTTTAGATATTGGGGTTTGGCAAGTTGTTTCTAACGGCACAACGCTGCAATTTAAAATTGGTTCAAATGTTTACATGACTTTAGATAATAGTGGAAATTTAAACATAGCTGGCAATGTAAACTCTAACGCAACCCTGTAATCAGGATAGGTAAATGACTTTAGTACCTTTAGATATACCAGCGGGATTTTACCGAAATGGTACTGATTTAGAACAAACTGGTAGATGGCGAGATGGAAGTTTAGTTCGCTGGCGTGATAATAGCTTACGGCCAGTGAAGGGATGGCAAACAAGAAAAGCTAGTTTTGCATCAAATACATTGCGCGGTATGCATTCGTGGGAAGCAAATGATGGCACTGCTTATATAGCTGGCGGGTCATATAATGAATTGAAATTAATGACCGGCGGCGGCACTTTAACAACCATTACTCCAAGCGCATTAAATGATCTATCCGCAAGGCGTGTTCCTGAGTTGGAGCGTGGCGTTGTAATCACGGGTTATGGTTATGGTGATTATGGTGAAACTGAATATGGAACAGCGCGGCCCAATGACGGTAACTTTGACGAAGCTACAACTTGGTCAATAGATAATTGGGGTGAGGATTTAATAGCATGTTCTTCATCAGATGGCAGAATTTGGTATTGGGATAAATCAGCCAATCCCTCTACGGCTTCTGTTTTGACAAACGCACCAACTAAAAATTTAGGTTTAGTCGTTACAGAAGAACGATTTATATTCGCTTTGGGTGCTGATGATGATCCTAGAAAAGTTCAGTGGTGTGATCGTGAAGCAAACACTGTATGGACGCCAGCCACAACAAATGAAGCCGGTGATATTTTGTTACAAACCTCTGGGCAAATCATGCAGGGGATTAGAACACGCGGTCAAACTTTAATTATTACTGATGTAGACGCTCATGCCATGAGATATTTGGGGCCACCGTATGTTTACTCAAACCAAAG